GTGCCTTTATTTCTTGTCACAGTGTAACCGTACGATCCTAACTCCTCAATCGCACGTTTGTAGAATGGTGAAATTCGGTCATCGTCACTTTTGAATTTGTGATGATTTTGGGGAATTCCCTGTCGGTCTGCCGTTAAAATACGAGCGAGAATCCGAAGAGATTTCTCATCATGCGTGTCGAAACTACGCATTGGTAAACCCAAACCGCCCCACCGTTCCGCAATAAAAACGGGGATATTCCGTAAGAAGAGATCCTCATTACATCTCATAAACTCCGAAATTAACCGATCGCGCATATCCGAATTGTGATCCCATCCTTTGATTAAGGATTCACAACGCGAACCGATCGTCACCGAATCGAAAGTATCTGATGCCTTTTCACAAGATGTCTCGCGGTCGCCGGACTTTTTCATTCCGAACATTAAACCACAGTTAACCCAAGGGATCGAGTGATAACCATCACACCCGATTTCATTAATACCCTCGTAGTCGAACATCTCCGAATTAATCACCATAAAATCCGAATCGTAATACGTCTTACCAACAGACGGAGCGAGTCCAATTGCTCGAGCTCCATCCTCCCAAGACGCCTTACCGTTTTCGTCACACTGAAACAAACAGTCGTCGCCATTAATAATTACTTCCACGTCATCAAAGTCCAGGTCCGGAAAAACAGTGTCCCAAATAAGTGCGAAATTGATCATGCACAATATCGGGAATGAGACAGGCGATCCCATAAGTTGTCCACGTGACTGAGGCAATAAATCCGCCCAGTCAGGTGTACCCACCCCAAAGTTTTTGTCGTAAGTGTACTCGTGCTCAGTCATCGCACGATGAAATAATTCCCGGTAAACAGCCGGCATACGTGTCATGCGTGCAATCTCGTTAACAGCCAAATGGCTCAACTCAATCGCTACATTATCCGTCGCCGCCTTGTAATCACCCGACAACCATTTGTTGTCGCCTTTTAATCTTCCTAAAAGGGAATAAATCTTCTCTCCACTCACGGGTCCATCAACCATGAAACGTTTATCGGCCGTTATTCGCGAAAATAACAATTCTTGAATCGGCTGGACAGCTGCATAAGTTAAAGCAGGTCCGGCTGTGACAACGCGAATTTTTAACGGTTCCGGTAGGGCCTGTGGGGCACACATTCTTCCTTCTTTGAGTGCTTCTTCCAACAGTCCTTTATTAATTAGCTGGCGTTCCGCTCGACTTTCTTTCGTCAAGCGGATAAAGACAGACTTAGAGTCATCCTCAGTAATCTCATCCATCGACCAATCGATTTCGACCAATTGGTTAGACGGCATCATACCCTCACTCCACAGTTTGCCTAAACCACCCATCATCCCTCTTTTCCATTCAAAGTGTGACGACGTGGACGGCCACGACAATTCGATATCGTTCCAACCGTGCGCTCGCGGACTGTATCCACCGC